ACCATGCTTGGAAATCACTACTAATATGTTTTCTACCGATACCAGCCATTTGTTCCTTAGATGCAGTTCTAGCACCTGCAAGACTTTTAGTAATCTTAGCTTGTTCTCTACCGAAATTACCTAAACTATTAACTAGATTAGCTCTATCAGCAGATCTACTAGATCCTCTACCACCTTTAGCAGCTTGCATCCCTTGAACTTGACCTAATCGTTGTTGTAATTTTTCTCTAGCAAAGGATGCTCTAGCAAAAGTATTATTTAAATTTCGCTGTACATTAGCGTAAGCTCCACCTGCAGCTGATGCATTGAACTCCATCTGCATTTTACTTTGCTTTAATTTTTCATGGAAAATACGTACAGTATCTTCATTTTGAGATTTAATCCTAAGCTTATTAAAATGAGCGTTATATACATTTGCCCCATGTTGACGTGCAAACTGTTTAACAGCTGCTCGGCTTTTCATGTGAGCACCAAGCAAGTTTTTACCAAAACTTAACCCAGCCATTACTAATGGTAGTGCCATAATTTTATTGTTTTAATTTTACAAATTCTACAAAATATAAGTTATTAGGTCCAGTCGGGATAACCCGTAGAAACTTATAACCAAGATGTTTTAATAATTTTAAGTGTGCTACATTTCTAATATCTGCAATATTATAATGAAGCTTATGCGGTAAAGAATCGAGCCACCGCTTTAATGCTCTCATAAAAGCTATAGGATAATTACGTACTTCATTAGTACTTAACATCCATATACAGCCAGTCTCATCTATACCTGCCATAGCGACAATCTTGCCGTCGGGTGTCTCAAAGACAACGGTATAGATAGCAACAACACTACGAGCAATAGCAAGGAAAGGGTGTAAACCCGATCCATCTATCACTTCTTTCATGTCATCTGGCTGTAGATTCAAAGCTGTATGTGCAGCATCAGCTAGGGTGGGTAGTCTGTAGCTGATTTTATCCACGTTTATAAAATTTATCTGTGTATCTACCTTCCCAGTTCATGCCTAATAAACTGACAGGGAGTGGTGTATCTCCTACTATACTGAGGGAGATGTTTTCATTTCTTTGATATATTGGTACATCATGTACAGCATCAGCTGTAATATTAACGTTTCCTAATTGGTATTGATGTGGTCTGTTTACACTGATAGTTTGAGATCTATTAGGTATACCTGTTAGATTCACATTATATGTTAATGGACCACTTAAACCAGTAGAAACTTTAACTCTATGAATAATTAAATTAGAAGTATAATCAGCTTTAATACCTTCCTCTCCTTCCTTACTGGTAGGATATAGTTTAGGTACGGTTACTGTCATATCATAGACATATCCAATAATTAAATTTAACCCTCTATAATCACCATCAATATCTATATACTGACCACCACCTGAAACACTGTTTAAATTACCTGCAACAAAACTACCAGCTACAGTTGGGTATGTTATAGAACCAACTCCACCAACGTCAGTTGCTCCTATATAACCACCTAGTGCTAATACCGACAATTTTTTTGTTGAAATATGTTGCCAAGGTAAGAAGATTCTAGTTGTTTCAGCAGTAGAATCATATGTTCTATATGGGTTTGTATAATATAAATCCATACATACGTCAGTTTTCTCTCCTGTTGGTAATGTCAAGAAACCTGTATCACTAGCTTGAGTAAGTTCAAATGATTCGACATATACATCAGAACCATTAGCTACAATAGCATAGTAAGTACTGACATCAAAGAATTGATCTAATAATGTACCAGTTAAGTCCCATTTATACCATGTAGAAGCAGCTCTTTTTTCTCCTAATTGATAGAATCTATATTGATATATAGTACTAGAACCTGTTTGACCCATAGAAACAATACCATTACCTGCTGAAGCTACCATATTATCTATTGTAGCAGGTATCAGTTCAGGAACAATTTTTGTTTGGTCAAACATATAAGGTGGTGTTGTTGTACTGATTTCAAACAGTTCATACAACTTAGTCCACAAAGAAGTTTTAGCAATAAAAGCTATTGAAGTACCTAAGTTTATAGCTTCTATTGTAGGATCAGATTCATATCCAGAGATTGCATTAATCTTAGCAGTCGATGGGCTGAGTACATCTGAGTCAGTAGACATTAAGAATTGTTCATTATCACTAAATAGAACAAGACCTGCAGCACTGTTTCTAACGTAGTTTAGGAAGATAGGTTTAGTAGATGAAGCTGTAATATCAATAGGGTCATCAGCTGAAGAGATTGTAGCAGAACCAACAAAGAAATTAAAGAGGTCTTTTGCCTTACTCATTACTAAGTATTCACCAGCTAAGAAACCTAATCTGTTCCTATAAAAGAACATATTTCTAATAGCTGTACCCGTACCACTATCTGTTCCATCAGCACTTAAAAATGTAGGTAATGGATTAGTTACTTGAGAACCAACTGTTCTATCATTCCAAGTTTCAGCTTCAAATTTAAATGAACCATCCGCTTGTTGTTCTAATTTATGCGGCATAGTAAGAGGATCTATCTGATACTTAATGCCTGGTGCATTGGTTTCTATCCAAGTACCTGGACCGATAGATGCACTGTTTGTGGTTTCAAATTTAACCCACATATCATCCGCTTCAAAGTCAGCACTATTAGCAATCTTTAATTTATATCCATCAGAACATTGGATAGGTAATCTAGTTACATCTGCAATTTGATCTTGAAATGCATATAGAGCATCGTCTTGTGAACCACCACTGACACTAATAGTCATAGCACCACTAGCTTTAACTATATGAATACCTGGACCTACAGCTGTAGCTGATATCCCAGATATAGCATTAATTTTGCTAGTTAAATCGGCTACAATGGTACCAGCATCAACTACTCCTGCACTAACTGTTTGACCAGTCGTATGTGTTTTAGTAGTACCATCTACAATTACATTATAATTAGCATTATAAGCTACAACATTAATAACAACAAAAGCTTGGTTAGCTAAAGCAGCTACTGTTGTTGATTCCATAGCAGGTACTTTCTTTTTATTAAGAATGTAAGTAGTAGCTTCTAATGTTAGTACTTCTATATCAGCTGCAGTTGCGTCCTTAAGATAACCATCACTAGGTATGGCAGATATATTACAATTAGTTACTTCAGCATCATAGTTTGTTTTAGCAGTAGCTTCAGCAGTTACAGCATTATTATAATTTGTCTGAGCTGTGTTCATTGCTGACAAAGCTGTAGATAAATTACCTGCTGTTTTAACTGGATCATTACTCTTCTTAGCTTCATATAATTTATAACCTTGAGAAGCTAAGATAGGATGCTCATTTGTTTTATCAAGTCCTAACTCATATTGTATTTTAATTACAGTGTACTTTGCATTACCACCAGATCCTCCTTGTGTAATAGTTATTACATCACCAACTTTATATCCATCAGTAGCTATAGGGATACCACCTGGAGCAGAACCTCCACCTGCTTGATTTATAGTAATCAATTGGGCAGGTACACCACCTGTTACTGTAATATCTACAGTTAACCCTGTACCTGTACCTGTTGAAGTTGTTGCTAATCCAGTAGCATTACTATAACCAGTACCAGGATTAGTCATATCTTTTTGTAAAGTTACGACAGGTCCACTCAACGCATTTGCTGAAATGTATTTAGTAACACCACCTTCCACAATGGTATAAGTATCATTAGTTTCCTGTTGATAGATACCATCAGTTACGATTTCTTCTATTGAACCTGTTGTTAAATTATACTCATTATTTACAGACCAGAGACTAGAGATAACTCTTTCTTGCCCTGCCAAAGCTTCAGCGTAAGTAGCTTGTGCAGTGTTTAAGTCATCTCTTCTAGCTTTAGTAGTAGCTGTAGAGTTATAATATGCTTCTGTATCTGTTTGATAATTAGAAGCATTACAACTTCCAGGGACACCAGTATTGGTTCCCATATCGACACGTCTTGGAGTCCCATCAGTTAAACTCCATACCCTAAATCTAAAATCAGTATCATCATACTGGGCTATGTATTTTTGGTTAGCTGATCTAAGCATTGAGAACCACTTACCTCTAGCAGCGGCTCCATATAGATTACTGATGTACTTACCCCCAGGTCGTTTCAACATACCCAACGCATAGTCTGGAAATGTATTCACAGCGTCATTGACTTGACCTGGAAATTTTCTGTTGTCAGGTTGTTGAGATATACCTAGTAAAAAATTAGGTATCCTTTGGGTAACTGTACTCATCGTTGTAAGGCTGCGTAAGGTTGATATCCGACATGATAGTTTTCACCATCTTTCCATCCAAACATAGAGAAGTCACCCTGTTGGGTTTCATATTCAAGTGCGCTTGCTCTAGTATTTATTTCTTGTTGTTGTAATAATTGTACTAATTCTGAATCACCTACCATTTTAATAGCACACATCACAGCAGCTCTTGCTATGATATAATTTTGTACTGCATTAGGTACTTCAGTAAAATCAAATAACCAGACAACATCTACATGTATTGTTTTAGCTGAACCGTCTTCATCTTTCCATAAGAAAGTGTGTTTATGTCTATCATATAATTTACCCTCACGACGTATAGGATCATAATCATCAAAGTGTTGATCTCTATTTGTATCGATCTGTAAAGCATTAGAAGGGTGTTTAATTTCAAAGGTTACAGCATCAGCTGTCATTTCATAATGACGTTCGATGTTAAATGTCCAACCTTCGGATTGAACTTGCTTGTTTGTTTCCCTTAAAGTATTTAAAACTATAGCAACTTCAGGGTTCTGTTGATCTAAGGTAGTGACAGGTGCCTGTCCAACAGAGCTTAATATTTGGTTAACAGCATCCAGTTCGGTGGACACAGCATAAGTAGGATAAGGCATATTAATTTATATGAATAAAAAAAAGGAGGGCGGTTAACCCTCCTATGTATAATTAGGTAACGTCACATTCTTGTGTGGCGTAAGCTGTTCTGAGGTTTTTGGTTAGTGATAGTACAGCATTAGAGCTGCGGATATCAGTACCTCCACCATCAGTACGAGATACGCTTTCTCTTGAAGCGTCTCCAGTAGAGCAAACACCTGTGTTACCTGCAGCGACAGCAGTTGCCATTTGTTTTACCTCGTATTATTAACATCCAGATGTAGCAGTTAGGTCACAAGAACCTGAAGCTACAGCTGAACTAGCAGATGCTCCAAAGGGAGATGTTCCCAATAGAGTTCTACCATATTCCACAGGAGAAGGTGGGTTCTCGGTAATAGTATCGAGACCACCAATTCCTACAGTGATTGTGCGCTTGTAATTTTCGCCAGGAACAACGGACATAATATATCCCCTTACTGGTTAGAAAATTCAATAGCAGCGGCTGGGTTAAGAGTACCAGCACCCATTGCCAAGCGACCTAGTATGACATCACCCTGATAAAGGACTGATACGTCACCAGATGTTACTTGAACTTGAGGACCGATTGCTTCTACAACACCAGCTACGTCTTTCTGATAGATAAGACCGCAGTGATACTGGAAGTCACCAGAGTAATCATTGTTCTCACCAGACTGAGAGTTAACAGTACCTGCCAAGAATGGTAGGTTGTTAGAACGTCTGATTTGAATTCCAGCAATCTCATAGAGACCTTCGCCAGAGTTTAGATTACCTTGCTTGTTACCGTAGTCACGGTTCAGGATGTTAGTAGATACCTGAGAGACTAGAGCATAGTACTGTCTTGGAGATAGTACAGCTGTACGTCCTTGCTTAGGTACATTCTTTTCATCAAGAATTGAAGCAGCTTCGAAGAAGCCATCAACTAATGCTTGAGCATCATACTCTTTACCAGTACCGAGTTTGATGGTTGAACCACCTGGCTCTGGACCTGGAGAAGCTGTAATAGGATGTGAAGCACGAGCTGCTAGAGCAATTGTTCTGAAGATCTTCTTATCATAAGCTTCGGCAAGTGCATGACCAATCTTCTTAGAGATCTCTCCCCTCAAAGAATAATGAGCAAGTGTCTCGTCTAAATCATAAACGAAAGCTGAACTGATAAGCAGGTCGTCGCAGACAATTGTCTTCTCTGCTACTGGAGGATCACCCGATCCGAGGATAGGTTCACCTGGCGTATGATACGCCGCTTGCATACGTCCCGTGAAGATGAACTGTAATGATTTACCGTTCTTCAGGGTACGTCTTTGTACTGTATCTCGTGCGATTGTAGCACTTTCGTAAGCTTTAAATAGCTCACCTGAGAACAGTTTCAAATAGGTTTTGTACTTGGTATCATAAGCGTTAGATCCAGATGTGGATGTAACTGCCTTGTTTAAGGTACCTAGTACTGATTGTGTGGCATTAGCCATTTGTACTTAGAGAGTATAATTTACAGACTCTCAACGTCGAGAAAATTTTGCGCTTAAATATTTGTGGTCTATCCCACCGTCTAGACAGCTTAAGGGTATCCTCCTTGGAGGGCCAGAAGCCAATGAAGAGAGAGTCCTACTCTGAGGTGCTCTCTCTCCGAAGTGTATTACCACTTCTTCCATACTACATTGGAACCTGCCAAGAGGTGAGTTCCAGCTGCAGAACCAGTTATGTTAGCTGCTTGGAATACAATGTTACCTTTTGTAGATGCTGTTGATAGAGCATTAAAGGTTACTTGTAAGAACAAGGCAGAAACTGCTGCGCCATTATCGACACCAACAGTAATACCAGCACCATCAGTGTTGTAAGTACCAGTACATTCTAGACTAGCTGCTGAAGGAGTAGCACCACTAGTAATCTCTGCTACGGATGCAACTGATTGAGTTGCAATAGTAGTAGCAACTGCTGTTGACCCATCAGACTGAGCTAAGTTTGCAATCCTGTAGCTAAGTTCATTAGTGTTATCTGTATCATACCAGATAGTATAAACGCCCATAACTCTTTCATAGCCACCTATCGGAATGCTAAGAGCTGACTGAGTTGCTAGTGTAGCAGATGATAGAGATGATCCATCATTAGCTAATATCGCACTGTTGTCATACAGGGTACCTGTTGAATATTGAACAGTTCCGTAAGTGGAATTAGTTGTAAAAGGCATTGTTTTAAATTGTATAAGTTAATTGAACCCCCGCAGTTCCGCTACGGGGGACATAGTTTAGTGAGGTTACGCTCATATTTTTAGAAGCTATACTTAGCACCTAGTTTTGTGCCGTAGTTGTTATCAGCATCTTCCACTTGTGAGAAAGAAACTTCACCATAGAGGCCAAGTTTATCTGTAGCAGAGACAG